GGTGTTGTAAATACTTGTAGGTATCTACTAGCTTGTGTTTCATATAGTCTGCTGCACACCCTTGGATAAGGGCGTTGGGCGCCTTGTATGCTTCATCTCTAGTGAGGCGGCGCCGCCTGCCATAGAAGTTCTTTATAAAGCCTCTAGCTTTGATTACTTCATGAACTGATGCTATAAATGGCTTAGCTTCTGGGATTTGACTGAAGTAATTTGCCTTGAAATTAACTGTTTCAGTCATAGACATTTTAAGCATCTCAGAGGTGTGCTTGTCGCCCTGCCCATAAACCAACGAGAAATTAGTAGTTTTTGCCTTTTGCCGCTCCTCTTCTGTGACCTCTTCATAAGGCTTATTAAATATAATAGCCGCTGTGGCTTTGTGCACATCGTACCCTTCATCTATAGCCTTTAGTAGTTCTTCAGCTTTTGCATAGTGAGCAAATAAACGGTACTCCATTTGGGATAAGTCCAGCATCCAATATTCGTAATCCTCATTAGTAGGTATAAAGCAACCCCTAATTCGCTTGTCATTTTTAGGTAGAGTTTGTAGGGCCGGTTTGGTGATTGACATTCTACCTGTAGTAGCTTCTGTCTGATTAATGTTAGAATGCACCTTATATTCTGAGTCTCGCTGACTATAAATACCTATAGCATAAGTGTTTAATAGCTTTAAGTTTCTTCTATACTCTAAAATCTTCTGAACTATAGAGACACCATGCTTCTCTGCTAGGGTATCTAAGGCTTTGGCATCTAATGATGGGTTGCCCTTTTCTGTCATTTTTATCCAACTTGGGTCCACTCCCATATCCAATAGCACTTGATACAACTGCTTTGTAGAGTTCATATTGAACACTGTACCAGACTCATTATAGACGGCTCGCTCAGAGGTATCTACTACCTCTTGTAGTTCCTGCTTCAACGGGGCCTCGTAATCCGCATCAACCCGCATCCCGTGGCGCTCCATAGCATACAGTACAATCATTAGTTCTAGTTCGTTGTTGTAAAGGTCCATAAGGCCCTCATCCTTAAGAACTGGGTAGTTATCCATCAACACTAAGTAGGTGTTCCAGACGTCAGCATTGGCATACTCAGCCAATAGCTCCATCGGGATGTGGCGATAGTCGCTGATTTTATGGTTAGACTTATAGCTATCAACCATATGCTCAAAGGTAAGGATGCTGCCATTTACTTTGGTAGCTAGATCTATTAGCTGGAATGAGTCGCGGTTTTCGTTCGCCAACTTCGATGCAATGACCGTGTCGTGTAGCTTACCTACTAACTTCATACCAGCATTGTGTAACATGTGCATGTCAAATTTGGCGTTGTGGAACACCTTCTCAATTTCTGGGTCTTCTAGCAGCGGCGCTAGGGCACGGAATTTCTTAAATCCATTATCAATACTATCAAACAGTGCATAGCAATTAGTGCCATCACAAACTGATATCTCAAATGGGTAGTCTTGCGGCACTGCATTCTTACCGGTACCTACCCAGCGTCTTACGACGCTAGATGGTACTGCATGGGAGTTTTCATAATAGGGATGTGTCTCTGTGTCAAGTATTATGCACGGCTTCCCATCCAGGTCAAAAGGTTTAACTAGTCCTAGTAGCTCTTGTGGGTCCTCTATAATATGAAAGTTAGATTGCTTATACTCTTTAAAAGCTTCAAGTGAATAAATCATAGAAGCGCCCTTCTTAACTATTGGAACTTTCTTAGCTTTTATCATTCTCTATATGTCCTCCATTCGCACTTAGTACAAAACCAATCTCCTGAGTAATAGTCAAACTCTATATAGCTATTACACTCTGGGCAAACTTTTTTCACTTTCTCACCTCCTATTTAGCTACATTTAGAGTAGCCACAAAATCTACAAGACATGCATCCCTCTGCCATTATGAGTTTTTCTCTGCAGTCTGGGCACTCTATCTTTGATTGCTTAATATCCTCTGTATCATTAAGGGCTATTTGTAGGCTCTTGCCTATACCATCAGGACAAGATGTACACTCAGCTGCCTTATTACGAATGGCGCTGGGGCACTTGATGCCACGGAGTTGCTTTGCAATAGCATGAGGATCAACATTGGATCGTAGTGCCGCGGTGACGAGTCTTGCTGTGGATTCAGCCTGTGCCTGGCACCCACCTGTCTTACCTGCATTAGTGAGGACCTCACAGATACCCTCACTGTCGTAGTTGATTGTCACATACAAGTTGCCACAGCCTGTCATTATCTTAGTAGTGAACCCTTCTAGACTCTTCGCCCGCTCTCTGGGTGTACTCAAAGCACTAGTAGCTACTGACTTTTCTTCTTTCTTAATGCCCATATTAAGCGTCTGTGCCTCCCTGCACCCATCCCTATAGACTGTTATGCCCTTACAATTAAGCTCATATGCTAATAGAAAAGCTTGTTCAACTTCTTCTTTAGTGGCGTCATTTCTAAAGTTAATTGTCTTGCTAACGGCTGCATCAGTGTGCTTTTGAAAGGCTGCCTGCATCATAACATGCTCTTGTGGTGAGATATCATGAGCGCACACAAAAGTATCCATTATCACTTTTGGTAGTACATTTTCTAGTCCTTCTAGTCTGCCGGTATCTTCTATATGCTCTAGTACTGCACTAGTATTAAGGTTATATAATTTTAAAGCATTCATTAAATCTTCATTGATACTTACAAATCTTTCATCATCCATGCAATGGGTCTCAAAAGCAAAGCCAAATATTGGTTCTATGCCGCTACTACAATTAGCAATCATACTAATAGTGCCAGTAGGAGCTATAGTAGTCATTGACATATTACTAATACCTAAATTAGCAGCAGCTTGATAAGCAATCTGTTTAATATGTTTCATTACTTTTTCTGCCAGCTCTAAAGATTCAGTAGAACCGTATCTTATTTTAAGTTTAATCAATAGATCTGCCCAACCCATGATACCTAACCCAATCTTTTTAGTTTTAAGAGTAGCCTCTTTAATTTCTGGTAATGGATAGTAGTTATACTCTATTACATCATTAAGAAATATAACAGCATTTTTAACAGTAATAGTAAGTTTTTCCCAATCAACATCACTATAATAATCATTAGTCATTTTACTTAGATTAATTGAGCCTAAATTGCATGACTCATAAGGTAATAGCGGCTGTTCACCACAAGGATTAGTAGCTTCAAAATCTCCAAGATATAGATGAGAGTTATATCGGTTTATAGTATCTATAAAAATAACTCCTGGCTCTCCAGTACTCCAAGCACAATTCACTAATAATCTCCACATATACCTTGCGGATACCTCCCTAACTACTCTCTTAGTAGCTGGACAAATTAGCTTGTAGTTAGTATCCTCTTTAACAGCATTCATAAAGGCATCTGTTACAGCGACGCTAAGGTTAAAGTTGTTTAACTTATTTGGGTCTTGTTTAATAGTTATAAACTCTTTAATGTCTGGATGGTCAATGCGGAGCATACCCATATTAGCGCCGCGGCGCTTGCCGCCCTGCTTAACAGTTTCAGTCGCCGCATCAAACGCTTGCATAAACGACAAGGGTCCAGATGCTTTACCTTGAGTAGTAGATACAATCGAACCTGCCGGTCTAATGTTGCTAAAGCTAAACCCAGTACCTCCACCAGTCTTGTGGATAAGAGCCATATTTTTAAGTGTACCAAAAATACTCTCCATAGAGTCTTCAATTGGTAATACAAAGCAAGCAGAGAGCTGCCCATTAGGTCTACCGGCATTCATAAGTGTTGGTGTGTTGGGTAAGAACTCTAAGTTTTTCATCATCTGATGGTATGCTCTATTTCCATCGCCTATAGCATTAGCAACTCGTTCAAAAACTTGCTCTGGTGTTTCTACTAGTTCGCCTTCTAGATCTCTAATACAATAGCGCTGTTTCAATATTTCTTCTGCTGTCTTAGTTAACATGTTAACCCTCCAATTCATATTTATATCTTATATAACGATTATTAAAGAGCCTTACTGGGACTCGCTTTATTTGTCCTGTATCCACTAGGTCTACAAGTATGAAGCGAACCCTGTTTTTGTTTAGCTTCGCCGCATCGGCAATCTTACTTACTGATACTACTTGTCCTAACATAGGCCTTAAAGCGGTTAAAACTATCATTTGTTCCTCTAGCGTTGTGGTTATTCTAATAGTAGCCATTTTTCCTCCTTATTCGCTACGAGTCCGTAAAATAGGCCTTACTTTACCCCTTAGAGGGCTATTACGGACTCGTAACAAGTAAATTAAATACGTATGATATTCACCCCGGAGTCTTTTAATAATAATAAACCGGAAGTATCTTTCCAAATTTCAAGATAATATAGTGTAGAAAAGCCCCCAGGAGCATTAATGATCGCCGCGGCGCATTGTTTACATGGCGATAAGGTGACAAACATAACTTTGTTTGGAACAGGAGAACAACACTTAATAAGAGCATTGATTTCAGCATGGATGCAGCCACCTTTTCCTTTGGTAGTGCACATACAATCTTGTAGACCCTTTGGCCCGCCATTAACACCAATGCTGTACACTTGAGTTAACTCTTTATCAGCTATCAAAGCAGCTACTTGAATCTCAGTACACTTAGATAGCTTGCTAAAAGCTACTAGTGAAGCTCTAAAGGCCTCAAGTCTTTGGATTGTCACTATACAATTCCTCCTTATAGTGTAAGGTTAAGCGCTTAAACAGCTCTTGGCGTTCTTCAAGTGTCGCCGGTACTACAAGTTGACCTAGTAGATAATTAGTAAGATTATGAATTGTTTTAACATTAAAAAGGTACGATCTATTTTTTCTAAGTCTTAACTGATCATTAACATAAATGTCCCATCTTTTAAATGGGTCCATAATATTAGAAGATTGAACTGCACATTCAGAACAAGAAGGAAGTATATTGTATCTATTATACGTACCTTCTATTTTAGCTGGTATAAAATAGGATCTAATTGATATATCTGATGAATTACAATATGCACATCTTTCCCATTCTTTACATAGTTCTTCCCATTCTTTTTCTGTTAACTGTTCAATAGGGGGCTGTAACGCTAAGATAACTCTCCAAGCTTCTAATTTACCGTCACCTTTTTTTCTTTCCCATCTTTCATGTATCATGTTCCATAATAAATCTTTTTGTGGATCTTTGTATCTTTGACCTTTAGGTGCCATATCTTAATACCGGTATATGATGTAATGAACTCATTATTTCTTCAAAACCATCATATACTTTATTCAATAGTTCTCTCGTTTTAATTAGAGGGTCATTCTTATCTTGACACCGCTTCCATAATGTAGCTTTAGGAGCAGTGCAATAGATAATCAGACCTCCTTGAGAGACAATTTGTTTTTCTAAGGTGAACATTTGTGGCCAGCTAATGAAAGACTTATTTCTTAATAAAGGACCGTAAACCATTTCGCTATACCAAGCTCTATCAAAGATGATGTTCTTTGAAGACTTTATAGCTTGTAGGTACATACCATACATTAATTCTTGCTCTTCTTCACTTTGTGGGGCAGAGTTATGAATCAATTTATACCCAGTTTGGTAATTAAGAGTTTTTGCTAGGGTGGATTTTCCTGCTCCATCAGGACCTTCTAGTATAAATATCATTTAATCTAGGCCACCTTTCATCTATAATAATTTTGGGACTAGCTACTATCTGGTTTAGCGGCATGTCACAGGCCATTTTACCCTCCTTGCACTTACTCCAAAGACACTCAGGGCCGGCCCATTTAAACATCTCCTTGCCGTCTTCAGTGTTATTCAGTAACTCATCCCAGACACGTAAAGCTATATATTGCATTTCTTCAGTGTTGCGGTTACAAGCTCTAAGTTTAATAAAGTACATCCAAGCTTCATGATTAGCTTGTATTATTACAATATTTCGTAGTGCATGCGGCGCTAAGTAGCCAGCTGTATCATTGTCTGTTACTATAGCTAACATATCATATTCATTCATAATTGTCTTACAAGCACTTAAGTACTCATCTACCATATTGTTTGCTGCTACTGAGTAAGGTACCATAAAGTCTGCTTCATTACTATAGTCGCTGTATTGCAGCGACGCTGAGATGAAGTTAAATCCAACTTGATGTGTTCGTACTTGAGTAAGAAAGCGCCGACTCGCTCCTACTATTGCAATTGTGATAGGCGTAAAACGTTTAATAGTGCCATGTGGTAAATCTACTAGATTGTAGATAGGCTCTTCACAAGTTACATCGTACAGCTCTCTTAGGTCCTCATAAGTCTTTATATTGTGACCCCTTTGAGTTAACTTAGCTAAAAAGGTCATCATACTTGCAGGACTACCATGAGATTGATGAAACACTTTTACTTCAATTTTATTCATAAGCTGGCCCTCCTAATATTGAATATATTTCTGATTGATCCTCCTCTTCTAATTGATTAATCATTTTTGCAAAAGACCTTGCACACATTTGCATTGCCATGCCCATAGATAGTGCATCAGTATTATAGAAAAATCCCATATCACCATTAGGCTGTGGCAAAACAGCTATGAACTCCTCACCTCCATGTCTTATTCCATCCATTATTACAATGCACTTATCTTTAGCCATCTGAGTCTTCCTTTCTAAAAGCATAACCATTGTCTTGACGGGTATGATTTTCTTCATTTTTATCTAGGTACATTTCATAGAGTAAATTAGGGTAAAGCTCAGCAGCCAACATGATATTCATAAAGAAGTGCCACATATCTACTAGCTCTTCTCTAAATTTTTGGAAAGCCTTCTCTTCGTCTTGCCAGTTCATATTGGAGTAATCCTTCCAAGGTTTAAAGTAAGGTAACTCTTGTAGAGCTTCATGCAGCTCAGTAATTAAGTGGATATTCATTTCTTTAATATAAGCTGTTCGCTCATTGGCAGTCCACTCTAGCATAAAGTCTGGGTATAGCCTCTCTTGTAGTTTTTCTTGCTTCAAAAACATTCTTTGTAGTTTATCCATGCTTACCTCCTATTTAATAGTGAATACTCTATACTTAGTGATATTTGTATAGTCAGAATAAACCTTTGGCATATCTTGCTTTAGAGCTTTGGTGTCTAAAGTTTCTCTTTGCCGTGGCGACCATTTAACTATATGATCTTTTGTGTAACCTATTTCATGCTCTTTAAGGCGGTCCTTCATTTGATTCAATGCTGCCTCTAATGTGCCTTCAAGCTCTTTAATCTTTTTCTTAGTAGCAAAGATAGTTCTTGCTATATCGTTAGTCACATCATCATCAAAAACTATCTCTGAACCTTTAACCACATCTTGATAAAGGTTCTTTACAAACTCAGAGTCTGCCTCTGCCATCTCTGGCTCTACTAGCCTTAAGACGTTATCAAACCAGAATTTCTTGGCCTCTGGAATGATAAAGTCATTTAGTAGATCATCGTTGCGGAATATCTCATAATGGAAAAACTTGTTTCCACCTACTAGGCACGCTAAGACGCCTCGCTCTAGGCCGGTTATCCACAGGTACCATTGAACTTGATAATAATAGATAGCCTGAATCTCGCCTTCATCCCAATCATCTTTAGCGTACTCTGAGGCAGTCTTACATTCTAGCACACCAATGGGCTTGCCATCTTTATCTACTATCAGTCTATCAATATTAGCAATGGCCCAATCGTAGTCCTTGTGCACTAATGAAGCTTCTACTGTGGTTAGTAGTTCTCCAGTACGTCTTGAGTACTCACTAGCTACTACTGGTTCTAACAGTCGACCAAAGTACATTCGCTCTTGGCTCTCGGCGCCAGGTTCCAGTGCATCTGTGTATTGTCCTGTCTTTGTTAAGTAGATTTGACGAGCTGAAGTCCATGGACTCTCGCCTAATATAGCACCAATGTCAGACCCCCCTATACCACGATTCCTCGCCGCCTTCCAAGCTTCTTCGTTAGTCTCCTGTCTAGAGGTATCAAATATTCTACAGTTTGGCAAGTATTTTAATATATTCATTAAATCGTACCTCCAATTCATAGTAGTACTCTTTAATTTTAGCTATCTGTTCTTGTACATATTGGTCTGACTTTTCTGTGCCTTCCATTGCTATATAAGATCCAATTCTACACTCCGCATCTGTTATTGCCTTCTCATATAAAGCAATTTCTTCTGATAGTATCATTACAATTCCTCCTTTAATATTCAGTGTTTACTCTAGTTGTTTTTATTTCTTCCTTAGTTAATGGCTTATTAACTAAATCTTCAAAGAAAGTTTTACCTAATGGTAATTTTCTATAATTATGGGTAGCTTTTTCAATAAGATAATTATTTGTTAAGAATTTCATTAGTACTTTTAAGTCAGTAGTTTCTAAGCCAAGATAATCATTTAAAGTATTGGTATTAAAATATGATAGCTCAAGTAGTATCTTAGCAGTTGTATTTAAATCCATTAACGGCAATTTTGCATACTTTGCTCTTAATACTTGTAGCTTATCCTCAGACTCATCAGACGCTAAAGCTTCTTGAATACTTAGCTTATCATAACCAAAACTTTTAGCATCATACTGTTGTTGCATAAAGTTAACTACAAACTCTACATGTTCTGGCAGCACAATCACTTCTTCGAAAGTCTCATTAGTAGATACAACACACGCCGCAGCGGCGATAGAGAGCCTAGCAATCTTCAAACGTTGATCAGCAGCCTCTACAATCGGGACCTTGGACGAGTACTTCTTGCCCATCTCTGTGGCATATTTAAGTATTGTAGCTGTTGCCTCTTTTGTAAAAATAATATTTTCTGGTCGGCGGCTCCAGGCCCAAAGTACCCTTGTATTGCAAGCATCTGATGTGAATATATGTGGTACTGTGGGTACTTCTTCAATTGTCCTATTAACCAGCGCCGGATCGATGTCTCCTGAAGCGACCGAAATAGCCAAGTCAAGCCGTCGTACATCTTCTGATTTACCCATAAGTTTAGCAACCGCCAAAACTCCGTAAGGCTCGCTATTAATTTGTCTACCGTTTCTCGGATTGCTGATATAGATTGCCCTAGTTCTACTACTAGTTTCAGCAGTGACGACTCCGGTTGACTTGGCAATTCCTGATGAACGCACATCAGACATTTCGGCAAGTTCATTTTCACTAAGTCCTGATAATTCATCAATAGCTATCAATCCTCCATCATTTAGTGGAAAGGCTCCCCATACTAAGAACCACCTTTTATTAGCTTGCTGTAAGGAATACACTAACCCTGTTCTTCGTGACGACTCTCCAGAGTGCAAATCACCTAATCTATAATGAGTCATGAGTTTCTCTACTATAGTAGTTTTTGCTTGCCCAGAATCTCCAATAATCAACAATTCGCCCCATCCTCGTTTAATATGCTGATCTTGTAGATAAAAACTTAACGCTGTATGATACACCAAATCTATTCCAAAAGCAACATTTCGCCGCTCCCATACATAAGTGATATTACGTTCTAAGTCCTGATGTATAGTTTCAAACATTTCATGAACTGTTTTATCTTCAGATTTTTGAAATAGCTTTAAGTGCTCTATTGTTTCTTCATTCAATTCAAATTCACTTATAACATCTTTTTCTGGATAGCTTTTATCAAAGACTAATGAAGCTATTTGATTAGTAGGATTTGCCCAGAGATAACCTACTAATGTGTACTTTTTATTAGTTTGTATATCCTTTCCAATATAATAACCAGCTCTTACTACATACTCTTGCTCTTTAGAAAAACCAAAGTTAGCTTCAGCTTTAGGAATTAACCTTAATTCTTCTATATTCATATAATCTACAATAGTGATTTTTACATCTTTACACTTTGGGTTAACTTGCAATATATCGAAAATAACTGCATCTCTTTGCTTTTCAGTACATTTAATAAGTTTTTGTAGGTCTTCATCACTAGAGCATAAAGTCCTTGTTATCTCTCCAGCATACTTTGCTAAACTACAATTTATGCATTTTTTATTATTCTCTCCAGCTAGCTCGCCACATTTAACTACAAATGTTTTTGGACATAAATATGGCGTACTGTCCTTGCCACTCACCATCACTGGTACCTTAATCCGCTGCCCATAGTATTCGGCGTTTGCACTGTGAGAAAGATGTACTTCTATTGCTGCTGACTCATCTGCGATTCTGTCCACTGTGATATCTGCATACTTCGTCGCGGTGTCGATGAGATGCTGGAAGTCTTCAGGTCCCATTTGTAGTTTAACAAAGAAGTCAGTTATATCGCCCTTTGCTGGAAAGTCCGGTGGCCAGTTAACGGTGTATACATCAATGATATGATAGAGCCGGTTACAAAGTTTACTTGTAGCGATTCGCCCAGCGTCGTCGTTGTCTTGCATGATAATGACTTTATTCTTACCTCTAAATAACCTTGACCATTCTGGTTTCCAAGTCCCAGCCCCTGCAGTAGCACAAGCTGCATAGAACCCATATTGTTCTGCAATGATTGCATCTAACTCACCTTCTGTCCATACGATATAGTCTACCTCGTTATCTACTACCCTATCTATGTTGAAGATGCGAACCTCGCCGTAGGAATTTTGTAGTTCATCCACATAGTTGAGTACCTTTATTTGGTCCTCATTTGAGTTCCACTTGTAACGCCTAAAGTTCACAAGCTCATTAAACTCATTGTAGATAGGTATGGTTAACCTTTCGCCATCCCAACCCAACTGAAATCTCTGTAGAGTCTCATCTGTTAGACCACGCTTCTCTCTTAATATCTGCCTTATAGGCCCAGTTAACTTCATTAGTTCATTATGGTAAAACCTTGCTAGGCCAGAATCAATCTCTGGCCTAAAAGGTTTTGTACCATCTGGTCTTGGAATTCTTAGTGCATCTCCAAGTTGGAACCATGCTTCTTCAGAACTACAGTTATAGATTGCCTTATACATTGTATGAACGTTGCCCTTAGAATGGCAGGTATTACAATAGTAGATACCCTTTGCTAAATTAACTGTTAAAGAAGGATTGTGATCTGTTTGAGAATCATGTAAATGTTTAAATGGACATTCGGCTTTTGCCTCTATGCCGCGGCGCCGTATATTTTTAAGTTCGTTTAAGAAGAATGCTTCGTTATCTATTTCAGCTAGAATTTTATTGGTGTAAGAATTCCATGTAATATCCACCACCTCCTATTATTAGAAGGATGACTTTGTTTTAGTACTCAGTTTCCTCAACGTTTACAACTGGGCGGCTCTCAGAACCTACAGCATCATCCATATCAAAGGCCAATTCAGTAACTGACTGCTTAAAGTTAAGAAATAAGCTTTTAGCAAATTCCCTATCTTCTTCACTCGTCGCCCCAGCGGGCGCCATAGTAATGATAAACCATTCATTACCAGCTTTAGCCATTTGCTTTTCATTTAAGGTATAACCATAATTCCAAATATTTTGCATCGTAACTTTTGCAAGGCTATAAAGCTTTTTACCTTCATTGTAGTTAGTCTTTGCAAAGCTTAAGATAATCGGCATTCTTTCGCCTTCTATAAACCCAAAGAAGTTTATGTATTTAGTGCACAACGGCACTGCAGCGCGGCCTTGTTTAGAGTTATCAAATTCATTTTTCTTACATGAAGCACATAGTAATGTAATACCATTCTCATCGCCAACTTTACCATCCCTAGAAATACACAGTATCCCACCGCCATCAGCACGATCTCTCCACCAAATATTGTTGTTGAACTTAAAGACAGGAATAAAAGTCTTACCATTAAGCTTCTCTTTGGTTAGAGAGTTTATTATGTCTCCTTCCTCAGCTTCCTTGTCCTTACGCTCTGGGCTTAAGGTTTGAATCACCTTAACCCTAGGGATAATCATATCCGCTGCATCATCATCCTCGAATCCTAATACCTCTGTTTCAAATTTCATTAACTCTTCAGTCATTTCATTTTCCTCCTTTTTTCTTTATTATACTTTACTACTTAGCGGCTGTAAAACCATTTTTCTCTTACTGTCAGCAGCTTCCACACACTTCGTCGCCGCTGCATCAGCGATTAAATTAGTAACTATAAACTCCTTTAAAATCGACTCTGGCAATTGTCCATTATTCTTTTCAGAGAGCTCAAGTGCTAATGCTGGTATCCCAAAAGTATCTACTATTGTTGCTAACTTCTTCTGGATCGCCTCGTACAGGGCGATCCCGGTGATGTCAGACTCTAGTAGCTTTCTGGCGGTTACCTTGCCAAATGGTATGACATGTCCTTTAATATGATAGAACACAATCTCTATGCCGAACTCTGTACAAGCATTGTACATCCGTAGAACCTCTTGCAATAAGTCAATATTTTTAACTGGCTCATTTAGAGCATTTATCCAGCCCTTCTTTTCCCAAGTGTACAGCCAATCTTTAGTCATTGTCTTAAACAGATACTCTGAGTCTGTCACGATATGAGCATCCATTTGAGCTTCCCAAATGTAGTCCAGCGCCTTCAACAAAGCTAGTAGTTCACCTCGCTGATTTGTGGACTTGTGCTCAAAGTTACTTTGGATAACTGTTTGTAGTACTTGTCCATCTTCATCAAAGTGCTGTACAAATATTCCTCCTGCAGAAATGCAGTCTGGTTGGCCATTACGCCGACACGCCCCATCAATACTAATTCTTAGCATTAGCCTCACCTCCAGAGATATCTACAAACTTTATGTCTGTTGGTGCTACTTGCTCTATCGTTCCATCTTCATACTCTACGATTCCATTTACCCATGCTACCTGGCCTCCGCCCTGCCCTCCTCTTGCTAAGCTAGGAGCTATAATATTAGCAAATTGTTCCCAAGTATGAAACAGTGCTTGTTTTCCTTTAACTAAGCACGGTCTTACGAACATTTTTAAACCTCCTTTATACAAATCCTTTAAATATTGGGCAATTCAATGACACTTCACCTAAGCTATTCTTTGACTCGCCGAATGTTTCTATATCTACTATCTTGCCTATGTAGTCGCTTTGGTTGTCCCACACGTGGCGCCGTGTCGATTCATCAAAGCCAGACCCAACACCCAGTCTATTACCTTTGTAGTCTACAATTAGTGCTCCAAGCATGCCCTCGAACTTACCTTGGCCCTCTACCATATCTATAACTTGTAGTTCATGGTCTTCAGTGTACTTAACCTTTAGTAGATTCTTAGAGCGCTTAACCTCATATAAGCCACCATAGGTATTTAGCATCACTCCTTCGCCATCTAGCTTCCATATCTCGCTGATTATAGGCGTCACTTCATCCATGTTACGAACTACCCCAAGTATAGGCACAGCTTGAATGAACTGAAAATTGTGATCTATACCTATTGCTCTAAACATAGAGTGTATTGTGTCTTGATTGTTATCTACTAAGTAAGATAAACCATCGTCTTTAAACAGCGCCGCTAGGTAAGCTTTACGTTGATAAGCTGGTGCTGTGGACTTACCAGCAAAGAACTCGTCAACTGGTAGTACATCAAAGATGTTAAAGATTACTCCAAGCTTAGCACCCTTGCTATTTGCTATAGAGTTAGTCGCTTGCCGCAGCGCTATAGAGTCCTCGTACATACCAACAGCTAGTAGTTCACCATCGAAGACTGTATTATTTGGTAGATGCTGTGCTTCCTGTTCAATCTCTATAAGACCTGTATCTTCTATTCCAGACCTACTAAAGAATCTACAAGAGTTGCCTTGCTTTATAAGAATTCTACGAGTACCATCAAACTTTTCAGTAACTATCATTGGCCACATAGAACCATCAAGCTTTACCTTGCTAATATCAGTACCTAACATACATCCAACTACAGGTATAAAGTTTGCACCAAACACACTATTGAGTGTCTTAACATCTGCACCAATTTTAAGTTCCTGAGTCACTATACCTTCAGCTAACCAATCTACTAATGCTGACTCTGCTGCCTTCATACACTTAATATATTTTGCTACTGCTATTAATGAGGCATATGAGCCAGTCTGGTTATTGCTTAAGAAGTTAATAATTGCAAAGGTATCCCATCTTTCATTGACTTCTACCTTTAAATCTAAGGCTTTTAGGAACTTGGCTTTAGAGATGCCAGACTTAACATAAGGGTTGTAGATAAAATGAAGGACCTCCTTTAATCCTTCTAAGTCTTTGTTTTTATGTAGCACTAATGATTTCTCAATAGTACTACTAATGTTTTTTACTAGATGTAACACTTCAGCTACTTTGCTTTCAAGCATATATTGGTACCTCCGTTTCAATTTTTGCTCTTAATTTGTTTTTAAATGTTGATATTGTTGAACTAACATAAGATTGTGATACTCCTATGACAGAAGCAATCTCGCCTGTCGGGGCGGTGAAGCTATGCTCCCGCCAATAGTTAATAATAACTTGCTGTTTCTTACCAAAGTTTTTAGTAACAATGTCCATTATCTTATTAAGTTCTGCTATACTTTCATTTATAATATAAGCTTCTTCTACATTATCTGTTGCAGAACTTAGATAATCTAAGTACTCCCCTCCTTCCCCATTGTCACTTAAAACATTATAAGAAACTATTTCAAGTTTATTATTAGCTTTAGTAGCACGAATAAAAGAACCTAAAGCATTGTAGATACACACTGTAGCATAAGTACTAAAGGTATACTGCTTATACTCATCATATGTCTCTGCCGCCTTCCAAAGGGCCTCTAATCCAATGGATTGAGCATCAGAATTACCTACTAAATTGAACTTATGTAGTTGCTTCCATACCAACCCTTGATTAGAATCAATTAAGTTCTCTACTGGGCTCACGATTTTCAACCTCCTCTATAAGTTTTTGTACATCACCTAATGACTTACATACTCCACCAATACCTCCGGCTTTCCTTATACTTTCTATAAATTGTAGTTGGTGTGGCTTAGCAGTTTCTTTTGCTGCCTTTAGTTCTGCTACTATTAAATAACCTCTAACACAAATGAATAAGTCAGAGTAACCTTTATTGAATCTGTCTCTCACTTTAAAAGCTTTAATTCCTTCATTTTGTCTAGCTTCCAGCCACTCTACTACTTTCGCCATCAATTGGTCTTCCCGATTGTACTGTTTGTCTAATAACAATTTCGTCATTTTCGAAGAAGACATGCAAAGTATCTCCTTTCTTTAAATCCCAATTCCTAACTATGAGAGATGGAATCTGCATTAATACATTCCGTGGATTTGTCACATTAATACTCTTCAAGAACATCGTTTACACTCCTTTTTAAATGATTTAGTATAGCTATGCTAGCTTGACTTTTTCCTTGTAAAACATCATTATAAATTATTTCATTTATTGAACCCGCAGCCATCATAATATAGTAGGTACAATGATAAGGCTGAATTGACTTATCACCATAGATTCGTTCTGCACTTTGCTTAAATAATTCATATGAATAATTAAGACTAAAATAAACTACTGTATGGCAATTAGTCAATGTCAGCCCTTTATCAGCAGAGGCTGGGTTAGCTACTAGGTATTGTATACGCCCATCTTTAAACGCCCGAAGGTGTTCGTTCTTTAATTGGATGTCTGTTTTACCATAGATGCAACCAAATGTCTTACCTTGCTCTTTAAATCGTTCAGAGATTATCTCAAACTCAATATGGTAGTTAGCCCAGATTATTACTTGCTCATCGCCGATTCTTGCAAGCAGTGCATCTAGTTCATCAAACCTATAAGTATCTAGTAGATACCACTCTTTTAATTGTTCATCGTTATACTTATTATGCTTCTTAGCACTAGTATCTATTATAAATCCACTAGTTACTTGATTCAATTTATTCAGTACCGCAGCGGCACTTGGCGCTGTAATATGAAAGTCATTTTGTAGTTCCACATACAACTCTCTTCTTAACTTTTTATAGTGCTTAGCCAATTGTTCAGGTACATCTATAGTATACTCTATAAAGGTTCTACCTGGCGTGTCCAGCACGTCTTCTTTATCCACATACATAGCATGGTCTTTAATAATAGCTAGTAGTTCTTCTTGCCGGTCCGGTCTAACTACTAACTTTTTATACTGTGGGTCATAACTTATATTAATGAAATAGCGCTGTTCAAATTGGGTGTTAGACTGCGGCATGCAATAGTAGTCAATAGCTCTCATCTGCATGAAGTACTCCCACTCACCATTGGGTGCTGGGGCGCCGCTAAGAAGATAAAACTTTTGAACAGTGTGCGAAAAGTCAACTAGCGTCTTAGAAATCTCAGACTTGTAGCTCTTCATCGCCGAGGACTCATCTAAGAAGACTCCATGCAGTCCTATCTCATCAAAGTACTTTCTATACTTTGCAAAAGATTCTGTATTAGTGATGTAGATATTAGCATCAGACTTAATAAGTTTTATTCTCTTAGCAGCTGTAGTAGCCCAACAATTCATAATAGGACAGTCAGGTATAAACCTATTGCTATCTTCTAGCCAAGCATTCTCAATAAGAATCAATGGACATATCACAAGCCACTGATGTGAGGGATTAGCTACTATATCGTCATACATTATAGACAGCCCTAACGGTGTCTTACCAGTTCTAGTGTCATAAAAGAAGGCGTACCTGTCCCGTACACTGGCTATCTCTCTTCCTATTTGTTGGTGTGGCTTAAGCGTTAAGGTTGGGGTGACACTACAAGAATGCTTAGGCCCATTCTGCCTTAAGTCAGCAATGGTGTCCCTAGCTACTATTTCTTTCATGTATGCATCATAAATAACAGGCGGCAAGGTGTCTATTTTATCTCTAGTGATACCTCGAAATTTCTCTAATATCTCTGGCAGCTTATGAGCAGACATTAAGAATTCAGTCTTACTTCTATTTGTATGTATGGGGTAAAAATCTACTAGCTCTTGTTGGTTAATTCCAGTCATCTTTATATAGCTAGTAGATACCTTAATAGTATTCTTCATTATTTCAGTGTCACCCGCCTTTTAAGAATTACAGATACAATATTAGCGAGGACTTAAGTCCTCGCTAGCGGCATATCATGTGGGGTGCTCGACGGTGCCATCGCCGCTCAGGTCCGGTCCCCAGCTTCGACTCTTATGTTGAGTGGCGTCCTTCCATAAGAGGACCTTCCTATACATCTAATAGATGCAGCGCCATAGGTTACAGGCATAATTGGTTAAAAAGGGTCCTATTTAAGGTACTCTATATCATAAAAGGAGGACGTCTATATGCAGTAGGACCCTTTTAAACCAATGCATAGACCCCAACTATGCATTGGATAAAAATAAAGGAGGAAAGAATTGTTAGATTTCATCGTTTAATGCTGGCGCTTCATCAAAACCATTTAAAGGAGTATGGTCGATTTCATCATTTAGAACAGCGGCAACGTTAGCCATTGCAGTACGTCTTTCCTTTTCCGCTTTAACAGCATCTACTCTGGCTTGATTTCTTTCAATAACTTCATCTGCAGCGCCTCGTAGCTTAGCCTTATAAAGAACTGAATTTGCATTAGTAATTTCTCTTTTTAGTTCCTCAATTGTCATTTCTTCTAAAGGTATTCCAGCATTGCGGCCCCGCTGCCCTGCTTGTGAACCTCCACCTCTAGACTGTGGTGTAGGGAGCTCTACTTCGACTCTAAAGATGTCACCCGCTGTTAATCCTTCAGGTACTTGTACTTCGACTTGAAATGTTTTTGGCATAAGATATATTCCCCTTTCAAATAATTTATATTATATTTATATTATACTATATAAGAAAGAAAATTAGAGCATTATTTTAAATAAAATTATTCTTTCTTTTCTACTTCTTACTTCTTACTTTTTCTCAGTATCTCAACTTTCTCAATAATCTCAACTTTCTTAACTTTCTTAGTAGAAAAAGTCCCTGGGAAAAAATTTTTTTTAAATTTTTTTAGGGAAGGGAGAAAAATTTTAGTAGAGCCTCCGGGCCTCCCCTAGGTTAAGAAAGTTGAGATTATTGAGAAAGTTAAGAAAATTAAGAAACTAAGGTGAACCGTCGTAGATATTCTGCTTTATCTTTTCGACGTGCTCCATGACACAACGAGAATATCTAGTAGCTGTAAAGCCCTCCTTCCAATGCTTCGACGCTGCGACGCTACCCATATTATAACTTGTTAGCACCCTATGCACATCGTCGTCATACATGTGGAAGTCATAAGATAGTAGGTGTATCCCGCCTTGGATATTCTGTAATGGATCTAAAAAATCTGTAATGCCTAGCATGTTTCTTAAGTATCTGTGATTAGCACTATTAATCTGCATATATCCATAATCATTAGTAGAGCTTATCAAGTCCGGTCTAAAGTGGCTCTCATGCCATATAATACCAAGCACTACTTCAAAGTATTCCGCAATGCCATACTCTTCACAAGTGTCATAAATAAACCCTTGTAGTTCAGGCCCTATTGGAAGTGCATCGTAATATCTACAAGCTTCTTGCTCTTCCTCCTTGACTTGTTCCGGTGGCGCCGCGACACTCACTGGTTCTTCAATAGGAACTCTAGCCTCCATATTATCAATAACTAAAAAGACAGCCATAAACATTAAAAATATTACAACTACATACCGCATTCCTGTACCTCCTTCATATTTTTAGTATAAAACTGGTAGATAACCGTACTCGTTGCAATCATTGAGTATACGACCATTACCAATACCAATATGAACATGGCAAAGGTCCATTTGCACCGCCTCATTTTCTCACCTCCTTTATTTTATTATATTATAATAATTTATAAAGGAGAATATTAACCGTAAATTTAATTCTAAGGCTAATTTCTTACTTACTACTAGTTCGTAATACTTTTCTAAGGGGTAACTAAGGGGAAATTTTACGGACGTGTAACAAGTAAAATAATTTAAATAAAGAAAAAAGAACCCTCCCTTATATAATAAGGAAGGGAAGGGGAAAATTCTTAGTGCGGTTTTGGGTCTTTGTATCCCTGTTCTTCTTCACGCCTTTCGTACTCATCATGCACATTAAAGTATGACACTTGGTAGCGGGAAATATGATGATATTCGTAGTTAGCTAGCTCATACTCAAACTGTGCTCGTTGCAGTTCGCCAAGTATCTCATATAGGCAATCAGTATAATGATAGATGGATTGAGCAATGGGGCGAAGTTTAGCTACTACCAACTCATTTGCAACTTGGTGTGCCTCGTTGTAGACCTTCCACATAGTAGATATAATGCCCTGTAGCGTTGACTTGGTATCTACAAGATGCGACACATCAATTGAACCATCCATTGGATTCATCTCAATCTTATACATATCCCATATTTCATGGACGAGTCTATCTACTATATTACCTGCCTTCCTATACAAGTAGCGGAGGCGGCGTTTTTCACCTTGCAGACCACATTTATGAGCTTTCAATGCTGCCTTACGATTCCATGTGGCGCTAGCCTCAAAGAGGTTTAGGGCTCTTTGGATTAGAGGTTGAGCTTCAAGATTCATGCTGCACCTCCTATAAATTTACTTTATGATGTGTATGTGTCTGATCACCCTTAGTAGATTTTAGCGAGCCCATATACTCTGCAACACTCTCAATGAAATAGGCCACATGTTTTTTCTCTTCAGGGTCATGTATTGCAAGCTCAAGTTGTCGTACATGCATCATAGCATCCTCAGCTAAAAACAAATAGATGCTGTGGCTTGTCATGCTATAGTAGTACAAGTAATCAATAACTCGCTTTAGCTCTTTCTTCACAGCATGGCCTTCTCCATGATGAAGTTCTTGTAGATGGTCATGATAAGAGGCCATTCCACCAAGATGTTGAGCTTGTCCATGGTGAGGTCCTTGCTTTGTTAAAGATTTTATATGATCGTGGGCTTTGTGCATACCAGTTAAATAGTCATAATCAGGGCTATAAGGCGCTGGGTGGGTGTATTCCTTATGCATCTACTATCTCTCCTTCAATAATTTTATCACTTCGGCGTGAAATTTGGCGTTTTGTTCTACTGATTTTCTGTTAAGTGCAAGCTGTTCTTGGATGCAACTTAATATAAAAAAGTTAACTCCAGCATTAAAAAGGGTTGCATTAAAATTAGCAATGGCTATATCCTTATCACTTGGCCACTGCAATGGCTGATGGTTTGGCGAGTTTTTGAACATCGCTTCTCACCTCTGCTAATTCACAAGTAAGTACTTTACTTTCTTCGACAAGTGCAGCCACTTGAGCTACTATCTGGTTATTAGCTTCACTCATAGCATTCACGGATTGTTCTATTCTATGAAGAGTAACTTCAAATTTGTTAATTACTTCTGATACCATACCCAGCATTCCTGCACCTCCCTGCTGTTGTACTGGTTGTACCTCAGGTTGCGGTTGATGATATTGAGCAGCACTCTGGGCCCACTGTCCAAGTTCTGATATTGCTTGTACTGGATTTTGAGTAAACTGCTGAAGTTGTGGTGCAAATTGCTGTAGACCTTGCTGTAGTTGGGCCATTTTTGCTAGGTTCTCTACAAATGACCTTCCTTGTGGGCTACTTGCTATGAGGTTGTATACTAAGTCAGGTGTGAATTGTAACTGTGGTTGTTGTCCGTTCATCTACTAACGAACTCCTTTCAAATTAGGCTAGAGGCGGCGCTGAGCCGCCTCTGCATGATTGTCATGTTAAGGCACTGGGGTGATATTATCATCGGAACCTGCAGCACCATTGTAGGTCATATGCTTTAGGCCACAGAACACTACAAAGTGTGCAACAGCTGACGGCAGCCCATTGGCGCCGAACCCCAAGCGATACTTAGAAGTCTCGATATTTCCACATCCTATGAATCTTCCACTTCTA